CCTCAAAGCGCTGGGACTTGAAGCTCACAAAGCCATGCGCCACAGGGCCGTTGGCCGAGCGCAGCGCCCAGCCGGTGGTGGTGCCCAGGTCCAGGGCGAGGATGACAAGGCGCGGGGTGGATTCGGTATTCATCAGGGATGTCCTCCAAGGGTTCGTACAAGGGTTCTTGTGCGACCTGGAGGAGCGCTGGCACCAAGGCCGTGTCAGGGCGGGTGCGGCTCCCTCATGTCTGTCATTGCCGATTTGTTCAATCGGTTGCGTTTATCAGGGCTGGCAAAAAGTCGTCAACTGGTGACGGGGCTTTCTTCAATACTTCATCTTTCAAAGGTGGAGTCCGGGTCTGGGAGGTACTTATTTCAATACTTCTTCTTTCAATATATATACCTATGTCTCTCTCTACCCACTCTGACCCCTCCAGAGCGCACGTTTTCGCGCGCGCGAGGGATTTTTTGTGCGTATAGGGCCCCCGAATATTTATTTGTATATAGAGGCACCCCCATTGAAAGAAGGTCGTAATTGAAAGAAGTCACCGGGAGGGCTTCTTTCAATACTTCATCTTTCAAACGTGGAGTCTTATTGAACCGTTTACTCATCTGCGTCAGCCAGTTTGACCCATTGGCTGGGCCTGCCGCCCGTTGGCTTGGCGAACACCTCAACCAGGCGGGCATCCGTCAAGGTGCGCAGCACGCCGTCCCGCTGGCGGTGGTCCATGAACTGGGTGCGCCGGGTGAACTCGCTCTTGGACATGCCAGCGGCATCGCCATCACGCAAGATTTGCAGGGCGCGTTTGTGGTTGGACTCGACCTGATTTTCTGAGACGCGCGCAGTGGCTTCTCGGATTGTCAGTTCGGCGCAGTGGCGCGAGAGCGCAATACCCCAGTGTGCATCGTGGTCCTCGATCTGTGGCGTCACCGCGTCCCGCGACACGGCGCGAATCAGCGCCAGTTTGGTGGCGTTCTCCTCAATGCGCGCCAGGATCGATGAAAAACCGGTGCCTCTCGACAAGCGAAGCCGTCCCAGCAACTCGTGGTCAAGTACGCGAAAAGCGTCTCGTGCCTGCGCGGTCATCGGCACCACGCGCGGATCGACCAGCACTTCATCAATCGCACCCACATCCGTGAGGTTGCCGCTCAACTGCCCGCCGCCCTGGTGGATCAGCAGCAGCCGGTCGATCAGGTCTTGCGGTGGATCGATCGTTCCAAAGAGTTCGTTGCTGTCGGGGAAATCATCCTCGCTCTCCAGAATCAGAAAGCGCGCCAGGGACCCGTCGGCCACATTGGAAGCTTGCAGCGCCTGCCAAAAGTGAATCGGCGTGGTGGTGCCGTAGATGCAGGCGCAGGGCTGGTGAATGGCCCGGTGCGCGTTGTTAAGTTGGTTGCTTGCGTACTCGATGCCAAAGTAAGTCGTGCCCGAGGTGGTGTACAACTCGGTCATCAGGTCTAGGATTTCACAGATATAGCGCGGCGAGCGTTTGCGGTCAGCAGCAGCCGACAAAAACATGCCGAACTCATCGAGCTGAAAAAGAATGGCGGGCTGACGCTGGATGGCGGTCAAAAGACCCGAGCCTGATGCGATCTTGTTGCCGCCCAGGTATTGGAGCAAACCCGCTTTGCGGAAAAGCTCATTGATCACCACGCGGCTGTGGTTCTTGCCTGCGCCGCTCTCGGCGATGCCAACGACGTACAGGTTTGAGCGCGTGTTGCTCTCGGTGCGGTACTTGCGCCCCATCAGTGCGCCGATGGCACACAGGCTCGCTCCCAGCGCCAGCACGGGCTGTGGACGCTTGGCCGTCGCCGCCATCAGCGCCATCATGTCGGCAATCACGCCGCCCACCTGGTCCCAGCCCGTAGGCAGTGGTTTGGGCGGTGGCAAGGGCAATGACACAGCGGGTGCGCCGCCTGACGCATCCAGCGTGATGGGATTTTGTGTCTGCAGGGCTTGCAGCAAGCCCTTGGCCGGGTGGTGACCGTTCATCACGATTTCACCGTTGAGTTGCAGATCAGCATCCGGAATCCACCCGTTGTCCAGCGCCAGCTTGTAGATGGTGCCTGCCCCAATGCGCTGTGGAGCAAAACTGGCCCAGCTTTTGGCGGTAGTCTTGGCATCGTTTTTGGTGGACGCCGCAGACCAGGACTCAAAGAGTGGCCAACCTTTCTCAGCGAGTGCCCCTTTGATGGCCATGCCAATGCGTACCCAACTGTCGTAGTCCAGATCCTGGTTGGCGATGTACTGCAACGCGTCCTGTACTGCCTCAAACGTGCCGCGCTGCTCGGGCAGATTGGCAAACGCCACGGGTGATTTCAAACCCACGCCCAGACTCTTGGGGCGCATTGACTCGGGCACCATCTCATACGCCTGGCGCGCAAACTCTCGTGCCTGCGCCTCGGTGATGACGGGCAGTTCTTCGATTTTCAGATCGGCCAGGGTTTGCACCGGCCACTCATAGGGTCTGCCAGTGTCTGGGTGAATGCCATACGCAATGAACTGCTGCCCCACGCCCAGCACCTCGATGGGCGGGTACTTGAAACCGCTGAAGGGTTGGGCCGCGCGGTACACCAGCAGTCGCTTGGGCGCGTTGCCGATACGAACTGCAGGTGTGTCGCCCAGCAGCCGCTTGGCCAGACCCTCAATCTGAACGGCGATGTCTTTGGACGACAGCACATCGATGTCGATGCCGATCACCTTGCCTGCGGCGATGCCAATGCCTGCCTCGGGCCAGTCGCCCCAGATGTCGACTTCGTTCTCGGTCGTGTCGCGCTCACAGTGGCGGCTCCACTTGGGGTAGTCCTGCCAGGCACCCAGGCGAAACATGCCCGGCTTTTTGGTGCTCGGCTGGATCGGCAAAATGGCGTAGCCGCGATCTACGAGTGTGGCCCCAAGTTGGGCCATGTAATTGTTTGGATTCATGCGTTCCTTCAAAATGGTGGATCGTCTGCATAGGCAGTACGAAGAGAGTCTTGAAACGCGGTCACGACCACATCAATCAAGGTTGACCACTCCACCGCAGTGAAGCTGGCCAGATCTGTTTTGGCGAGTGACTCGACGTACTCGCCCCCCGTCTGGCAGGCCGCTGCCAGCGCGTTGGTTTCGTGTTGGTTTGGATCAATCATTCCCTTTAGCCTTGCTGCAATGTTTTGACAGCGCCGGGAGCACAACTTCACGCTCGGCGCATCAATACGGATCAAACAAGGCGCGAACCCATACCCTCGGGCATCGCGCCTGCAAATAGCGCACAACATTTATGCGCTCGTCATCAAAAGCGCGCACCAACGATTTCGGTGTAGCGCCCGCTGGGGCGCACCGCGATCTGCGATGGGCACTTGAGCCGCTGCGACACCGCGAGCGCTTCATCAACACCACGGGGCAGTGGCAGGCCCGGCGCACGGTTGGCCCACCAACTGGCTGCCTTCTGGCGCGCATAGCCCTGGTGTTCAATGCAAACCCACTCACTGTGGGAACTCAGACCACTCCAGTAATCGACTCGAAGTGACGGCGGTTTGCCCGTCTTGTCGTGCCGGGCATAACTCACCCGTGTCACCGGAACCCACTCGGGTGGGCCACCGGACAGGATGTCCAAAGTGCTGGCCTTTGCATCAATCTTGATTTGCGGCTCAGGAAACATGTGGCCGCAGTCCGGGCACTGGCGCACCGCCGCATGAACGATGCTGTCGCAGTCTGGGCATGCCTTGGTGGGCGCATCACCGTCTTCACCCGCTTTGGGTGTCTTGGGCTTGATTGCGTCAATGGGTCCGTGGCGCGCAATGTTCCCGGCGAAGTCGAGCACCAGGCAGTCAGTCTTGCCCAGTGCAAGGCGGCAACCACGGCCCACGATCTGCACATACAAACCCGCCGACTTGGTGGGGCGCAGCATGGCAATCAGATCCACCGCAGGCGCATTGAAGCCGGTCGTCAGCACATTGGCATTGGTCAGGCACTGAATGCGTCCAGCCTTGAAGTCGTTGATGATGGCCTCGCGCTGGGCACTGGGCGTATCGCCCACAATCGTCTCGCAGGTCACGCCTCTGCTTCGCACCGCATCACGCACGTGGTACGCGTGGTCCACGCCAGCACAAAAGATCAGCCAGCTTTTGCGGTTAGTTGAGTACGAGAAAATTTCATTGACCGCGCTTTGCGTGATAACGTCCTGGTCAATGGCCGCCTCCAAGTCCTTAGGGATGAACTCGCCGCCGCGCGTGCCCACACCGGTGAGGTCAATTTGCGTTGCCATACGTTTGGAGATCAGTGGCGAGAGGTAGTGGTCATCAATCAACTCGCGCACCGACACCTCGTAGGCGATGTCAGTGAAGATGGCCTCATCCCCTTCATGCAACAACCCTGAGTCCAGGCGGTAAGGCGTTGCCGTCAACCCAATGACTTTGAGGTCGCGGTTCAGGCGCTTCAAACCATCAAGAAATTTACGGTACATCGTGTTCGAAGAACGTGGGATCAGGTGCGCTTCATCGATCAACACCAGATCGCATTTCTGAACGTCATACACGCGCTTGTGGATGGACTGGATGCCAGCAAACAGAATCTGTGCGCGGATCTCACGCTTTTTAAGGCCAGCGGAATAGATGCCAGCCGGTGCTTGCGGCCAGAGCTTTTTGAGTTCAGCAAAGTTCTGCTCAATCAGCTCACGCACATGCGTCACGATCAGGATGCGCTGATCGGGGTAGGCCTTGAGCACACCTTCGACAAAGGTAGCCATGACCAGCGACTTGCCACCAGCGGTTGGAATCACCACCAGCGGGTTGCCGCTCTCATCTTGAAAGTAGTTGTAGATGCCTTGAATGGCAGCGCTTTGGTAGGGGCGAAGGGAAAAGCTCATGACAGGGACTCCTTTTTCAATTGCGTTTAGGTTTGCGGTTGGGGATTCAGTTGGCGGCGTGCTTGTTCAAACCGGCATCGCGCCAGCGCACCCCGTTGGAAAATTCGTAGTCAACCCAGCCGTCGCCCGCGTCGACTTGCGTCGCAGGGACAAGTGGCGGCAAATACAGGTGCTGCTCACAGCCAGTGCGCTGATCTACTTCGGTCAGGCGTTTTTGATGCCGGTCGCAATGCCAACCACCATCCACGGGTGTTGAGTGCAGGCAAGTACGGCAATTGATCGCAGGTGCCACCACGCTGTTGCCGCTTGCGTGGCAAACCGGTGCGTGGTCACACATGCGGCACTGATACCAGCTGGGCTCTTCGCTGATGCGTGGCAGTGGTGTTTGGGCGAAGATGATTCGCCGGGCTTTTTCCAGAAGAAGTTCCGCATAAGTGACATCTGCCTCCACGCGTTCGACATACAGGTCATCGGTGTCCTTGTTCACAGCCAAGTACATCGCTCGGGTAATGCCCATCAGGTGCATGTAGATTTGCATCTGGGCAAAGTGCTGCTGCTTGGACTCGCGCACCTTCTTGGCCACCAGATCGCCAAAGCTCTTGTTGGAGTGCGTCTTGAACTCCAGCACATGCCAGGCTTTGGGTGCTTCAAGCAAATTGATGGCAAGACCGTCAAGCGAGCCCCCAAAGTGGCCGCCATGGGCCTGCACCCGAAACTGACGCCCGGTCTCAGGATCAACTTCGAGTACGGTCGCGCCGGTGCGCCGCAGGTTCAACACCAGACGTGCTTCCTCCAGTTGGCCGGTTTCAAATAAGCGCAACAACCGTCCTGGGTGCTTGCTGCGCGTCACCCACCGAAAGTCGTACCAAAGCGCACGTTCGCATTCCTTGCCAATGAGGGACGCGCCAAGGTGGCTGCGAAACCCGTCACTGGCATCCGCTTCATAGCCCGAGAAGATAGCCTCGCGGGTGAGGCTTGTGATGGCGGGCAGTTCAGCCATGGTTCCCCCCTTGGCTCGCGTGCAAGTCACGCGCACGTTGCACCAGGCCCGCCCACTCCTGGTCATTGCAGTTTTCACGCACCATTTCAATCAAGGTGTCTTTGAAGGCTTCACGGTGCTTGGGCGCTGCGCGTTTATCAAAGGTCGCAAGATGCGCAGCCACCTGCGCCAACTCCTGCTGCTTTAAGCGCAGCGCGGTTTTGGCACGGTGGAACCAGGCAGCATCAAGCGTCTTCTTCTCCGTCTGCCGCCGGATGTCGGTCGTGGCAATCTGAATGCGGATGGAGGCAATCTCGCCTTGCAGCGCCGCCATCCGCTCACGACAGCTCTGCGCCGAGTCCGGCAGGGGCACCGCCTCCGGCGTACCTTGATGCAATGTGAAGTGTTCGTGCATGCAGTTGGACCTCAGGCCTGACGCTTCCAGGGCAGTCCGTTGGCGGCGGGTGTTGCCGTAGCCACAGCAGGACGCACTGGCGGATTGGCAGGACCGGTGCTGAAAGTAGGTGCGTTTGCAGCCTGGCCGCCGCGTGGCAGGTAGCGGACCGAGTTGCTCTCGCCGTAAATGCCCTTCGGGGGACGCACACGCACATCTGCGATCAAGGGGATGAGGTGCAACTGCTCGGAATTGCCGACCTGCAACTTGCCCACGGCACGGCAGATGGATGACAGCGTGCGCTGTGCGATTTGCACAGCATCTGCATTGGCATTGATGAGGTTCAGG